ATGTCTTTGCTCCAAAACTGATGCTCCTATTGATACTTGATACTGTTCATTACTTAGTATCTGTTGCCATTCTGAATCAAATACAGTTGCTTCATATTTTACTTGACTCTTTTCTTCATCAAATGAGAATGTTACTTGGCCTATGTGGGTGTCTTTGTCATGTTCTACTCTTAGTGGTACTACCTTACCATCAAATTTCTTTAATTCCTCAACGTCATAATATACACCATTACGTGACTGTCTAGGCATTAATGCAATACCAGATATACGTTCTGCCATGAGTAATTTCTGTTTAAAGCAATATAGAGAAGTAATTATATAATTTGTTTTATTTTATTAATTAATATAATGTAATCTTTCTTACCTTTGATTGTGATTGACTCTGTTGTATTATTTAATTTAGATCCTATTATCATAGCCTTTGATTTCATATTTCTTGAGGATTTTCCTGTAACAGTTCCCTCTATGATTGTACTGACTACTCCTTTGTATGATACTGAATGTATAGTGTTTTCAAATGCACTAGCCCTTACAACTATCTTTTCTTTATCTAATGGAAGTCTTGTATTTCCTCTTACCCTTATTACTCCTTGAATGTGTTGAACTTCTGGGAATGATATTAGTTTCTTTCCAGTTGTATATGATGGTGTTGCTGATTTTGAAGTTGAATAATCTCCAGCTCCAGAAATATTACTTGCAGAAACCTTGAAATAATATAATGTACCATTGTCTAATCCTGTTACTGTGTATGAAGCTATAGATGATACACCATCTACTATTGTAGACCATGTTGCATCATCTATGGATTGTTGAATAGTAAAATCAGTAATTACACTCCCACCTGTTGCAGGTTTTACCCAAGTAAGTGCTATCTCTCCATTACCTGCTATTGCTACAAGTCCTGTTACTTGGGATGGAGGAAATATATCTAAATTATAATCATCTGAATAACTCAGATATGAAAAAGTCATTATCCTATGAATACGTCGCCTGAAAATTCAAACTTTGTTAGTAATGGCTCTCTACTGTCTAGTTTAGGAGTCCAATAAACAAAGACCTCTTTTACCTCATTTGCCTTTAGCATATCAGGTATGTCAAATCTTAATTCTGGATTTGCGTTCTCTATTTTGATATTATGAACAGGCCATTGTGTATCTGTGTTTTTCATAAACATTGTATACTTGACAGTCTCTCCTAATGACACTCTACCTAGATCTAGGGATTCTATTACATTATCTGTTTGTTTATCTGTGTATATTCTAATCATTTTTTAACCCCTTTATGAAATTCAATATTTCCTCAGTATTCTTTCTCTTCTCGGCTCTATCTAATTCTTCTCTGAGGTTGACCATTTCTAACAGTTTTTCATTGGTATCATTGTCTTTAATGGAAGTGTTTTCTGGCTCTCGTGTATCTTGTAATTGATTAGTTGGAGTTACTGATGTGATAGGTGGTTCATCCTCCATGTCATTTTCATTGATATCTATACTAGAGTTGTTAATGAACCATTTCCTTGCTTCTGATCTCTTAATCAAGTTATCTCTAAATGATGTTATAACATCTGTAATAATTGCCTCTTGTTTTTGAGGTGTTTCAAAGAAGATTTGTATATCTTTTGCTTTGATGTTCTTACCTCTTGATTTAAGATATGGTATAACCATTTTAATCTTAATTTGATTAGCTAATCGTGCCTGTATTCTCTTGACCTTTCTAGTTAGTACAGAGTCAGTACTCTCTGATGCTGCTCTTGCTGTAAAGCCTGCGTTGAAGAATTGGAGTGGAAATTTAGATCCTGGTTCTATTAAATCTCTTTGAATATGTTCAATGTAACCTTCAAACTTACTATTACCACTTGATTCAATTACTTTAACATCAAATTCTTTATCTGTAACTATCTTTGATCCATGTTTCATCTTCTTTAATGCATCTGCTTGAGTTTTGATGAATTGTTCTCCTGCATCTGCAAAATGGAACATTACTGTTGGATCAGCATGACCTTCAAATATCTTTGGCATGGCATCTTCCATCTTTTTCATCTGAATTAATGGAGAATCATATACATCTCCTGTATCTGGATTTGTATACGTAGATAATACTGAATGATGTAACCCTCTACCAAATGCTTCTCTAGATACATTGGTTAGTTTGAATTGTGTTACCTCATTTGGTCTTAATTTAATATCTTGATCATTAACGTGTTGTAAAAAGTATTTAACATCCCCTTTCTTACCTCTTACAATACTTTGTATTGTTGTAACAGCAACTTCAATATATTCTTTATATGTTGGATCATGTTCAAAGAACATATTACCACAACCAAGATAAGAGTATAGTGCATCTTCTAATTGTTCATCCCATTGTATCTCATCCCACCAATCTGTTACCATATCTGCTATACTTTCCTTCTTTGCAGTTACTCTGAGTCCTTTTCCTAATACCATTTGAATATATGTTTCATTTGATAAGTTTAATCGAGGATCTTGGTTGATTGCATTGATAGTTTCAACAAATGGTCTGTCTGGAGCCAATTCATCTTGCCAATCTGATTGATTTACCTCACTTTTTTGATTAAATGCCTCTAATACCCTGATTGAACCCTCATATTTCTCCTTAATTGGAGTATTTTTAGGTAAAACAGGTGCATTTGATCCAGAAATGGTCTTTTTTATTGTAAATATGTCTGCCAATGCTCAAATAACAATAAAATTGAACAAAGGAAGTAAAAAGTCACTAATCATGTTCAAAATAGACTTCATCTGAGCCATTAACGCCTACACAGGTTAATCTAGTACCTGATACTTCTAATCTTAATCTAACTTTGAATATACCTTGAGAAGTAGGTGTTTTTCCCTCTGCAAACTTGATTAGTATAGTACCATCTGATCCCAATGTTAGATTCTCTGTAGTTGAAAATACAGAATCTCCATCTTGATCTATTAATCGTAATGTTCCTGTAAAACCAGATATGTTTCTTGCTGTTGTTAGTGTATTCTCATCATATACCGTACCTGACAAGTCATAGGTAGCACTATCTGTAAAATCTCCTTGCCCCCAAGTCTTTTGATCCATTTTTAGGTATAAAACCATATAGTTTATATATAATATGATATTATAGAAAGTATATGTTAGCAGCACATACTCCTGCTCCAGTATATCCCATGATTCGTAACGAACAGTTAAATGAATTACAAGATAATCACATTTATGAAATATGTACGTGGCCTGCTTATTATTCTGATCAACAATGTATGGATTCTTTAAGGAAAAACTCAGATCCTAATGTTGTTTTGTATATTGCCTTGATGAAAGGTATTACTCCTATTGTTACTGTTGGAGATCATAAGGCTTTTGTTGCAGATTTTAGTAAACCCAAACCAAAAAAGAAAGATAGAAGATTACCTAGATTTGGTTCAAAGATTAAAGATAAATTAGAAAACACATTAAGGTTAAAACGCTCAACCAACTCCAGCTAGAGTACCTGATCCCATCTTATAGTAGTATAGTGCTAGTAAAAAAGCATCTCCTAAATCAAATGGGTTTTGTTTGGTCTTATCAGTACCACCTTTCTTGTTAAACTTGATTGTCATTAATTGTAATTTTAGTTTCTTAAATGACGGATGAATCTCAACATTCTGAAAGTCTACATTATTTGCTGCATAGTTTAACATCTTTTCTCCATACTGATTAAATGCTATACCCTGTACGTTCATAAAATATTTATCCCTCAAATCTCTTATTCCCTCAGGCCATGCAGAATCCACAAATATACGCTTAGTTCTAAACTTTTCAGATAGGAATCTAACCTTGTTAATAATGTCAATGTAACTAGCCCTTTCAAAAGCATCAGCATAGATAACTGATTTCTTTCCCTTACGTTTTTGTATAATACATATTCCAAATTCAGAAGATCCAAATCCAGGATCTATTCCAATAATTCTGTCATTTGTATCATCATCTACAGTCCACTCATATTCAGTTCCACAACATAACTCTATTCCCTCTGGAGAGAATATATCCCCTACGTTCTTACCCCATACACCAAGATACTCTCTTTCATATGATCTAGCTTGTGAAGCCTTTTTTAGATAGTCTGGAGAGAAGATCGATGTTTTACTTTTCGGATCAACCTTAAGACCTGCCTCAACATAGAAATGGAATCTTTCATATATTGTCTTCTCTGGTCCTTCTTTAGGTTCGAGCATAATGTCGTAAAAAAAACCACTCGGTTCTTCTCCTGCTGTAGATACCCATATAACCCATGAATTTGATTTTCCAATATATCTCTCTCCCACTGTTCTAACGACTGAATCATCTCTGAGTTTGAAAAAGGCTGCTTCATCTCCAAAAAAGAGACTAATCTTTGGTTTACCTCTAGCTGAATGGATGTT